CGGCCCGAGTCGCGGCCTCAGTCGCGGCCCGAGTCGCGGCCCAAGTCGCGGCCCCAGTCGCGGCCCGAGTCGCGGCCTCAGTCGCGGCCCAAGTCGCGGCCCAAGTCGCGTCCCCAGTCGCGTCCCGAGTCGCGGCCTCAGTCGCGGCCCAAGTCGCGGCCCAAGTCGCGTCCCCAGTCGCGTCCCGAGTCGCGTCCCGAGTCGCGGCCTCAGTCGCGGCCCAAGTCGCGTCCCGAGTCGCGGCCCGAGTCGCGTCCCCAGTCGCTTTATTTTTGCGGTGATGAAGAATCCACGAAGATGCGCCGTAGGCGAACGCCATCACCATCGGGCTCGGAACGATAACGACGCGCGGTTCTTCCTTGCCGGCAGCGGCGTATAAGCTTTTAATCGCCGGCACGATTTTGGAAGGATCGATAGGATCTGTGCGCATGGTGCGTTTGATCCACAGTTGCGCATGCGCATCCATCCTGGTTTTTTCTTCAGGGGTAATACCCCCGTCGGCGAAGTCGGGGCGTCGAATAATTTTAGATGATGCCATTTGTTGCTCCTTTAGGTGTTTAGTGTTTAAAACCGTTTATGGGTAACGCAAAACAGAATTTAGGCCCTAGAAAACCCTAAGTCAACAAATCTATTTTAGCAACTGCTACTAGTATTTTGACGTTTTTTGTGCTAAGCAATCGCTAAAAAATATCACTTGCGAACGCTATTTCGCACACCTATACTCGCGCTAAGAGTTTAAGGAGAAACACATGGTATCGAATCGTTTTAAAAAATGGATGGAAACAACAACACTGCTCCGGAAAAAGGAAGTGGCGCGTCAGGCCAAGTCTTCACATATTTTGTTCTACCACCTCGCCACCGGCTACCGCAACGCGTCCAACGAACTCGCGGCGAGAGTCGAGCATGCTGCGAACGGGGAGCTTGACCGGGGGGATTTGAACGCGACTTGTGCTTCGTGTAAATATTATAAGGAGTGCAAGAAATGAACGACGAAACAAAGGCTTATTCACGTGGTTACCGCGCAGGTCGTAGTCGTCTCAAGAGAGAGATGTTTCGTATGATCGTCTTCAAAAATCAAGAACGGCTTTCAGAGATAGAGCTTTTTTAGCTATATTGCCCTTTGCTTTTCAACAAGATAGTTGGACGCAAAACGAGAAGCCAATAAAGTCCGTAGCCGAACGCGTCAATTTAGCTTGGACTATCGCAAACGAAGCTGTAAAAACTAAATAATCCGAAAGGACCTGGACCGCCGCCGTCTAGGGTCTTATTGCTTCTTGGAGCGCCTTCAATGCGATACTTAAAAGAATATGGCGCGCAGCTCGTCGCGCTCGGTTATTCAATCATCCCTTTACCCCCCGGCACGAAGGGCCCGCGCAAGCCCGGCTGGCAGAAAATCACAGCAACCCCTGAACTTGTGGACGCCTGGCTGGCGAATGGATCCGCTGACGACGGTATCGGTGTTCTCGCCGCCCACACGCCGGCTATCGACGTAGATATCATGGACGCCCAAGTGGCCGAGGAAGTGCGCCGGCTCCTGGAGCGCCATTTCGGTCCTGTGCTGCACACTCGTATCGGCATGGCGCCAAAATTCCTCGTGCCTTTCCGCTGTGCCACGCCTTTCAAGAAATTGTCTTCCCACTACTACACTGATACCATCACCGACACCGATCACCATGTCGAGATCCTGGCCGAGGGTCAGCAGTGGGTCGCGTACCACGAGCACCCGGACACGCACCAGCCGTACACCTGGCCGCGCGGCGATCTGCTGGACTTGCCCTACGCCGAGCTCCCCATCTTGTCCGAGTCAGCGGCCGCAGCCTTCGTCGCCGGCTTCGAGGCTATCGCCTCCCGGCTTGTCAACGCCGGACAATGGGAGAAAAAGGTACGTGTCACCGACACACCGTCGCCACCCAAGCTGAACGATGATCCGCTCCTCACATGGAAGCCGACCCTTGACTTCACCACGCTCAAGTCAGCCCTAGCCAAAATCCCGAACAAAGGAAAAGACGAGCTCGATTACGACGCGTGGCGCAATATCATCTTCGCCATCCACCGCGAGACGCGGGGCGCTGACCACGGCCGTCAGCTAGCGCACGCCTGGTCAGCCCGCTCCAGCAAGCACGACGCCGCTTTTCTCGACGAGCGGGTGTGGCCGTATATCCATAGCGACCGCCCCGGCGCTGTCACTGGCCTGACTATCGTCAAGATGGCGCGCGGTTACGGCTGGGATCCGGACGCGCCCAAGCCACGTGCACCAGTCACCGACGATCCTTACCCCCAGTACGCCTGGCAAGACTACCAGCAAGGGTTTGCGTCATTGTCCTGGATCGTGAAGGGCGTGCTACCGCAAGCCGAGTTCGGTGTCCTGTATGGGGCTTCCGGATCCGGGAAAACGTTCTTCGCGCTCGATCTTGCCGCCACCATTGCCCGAGGCGCACAGTGGCGCGGCCGCAAGACCAACGCCGGTGCCGTGGTGTATGTCGCCGCCGAGGCGCAGGAAGGCATCAAGAAACGGCTCGCTGCTTACGATCGTCAATTCGGCGCCGTCGGCGCCCGCCCCCGTATCATGCCGGCGGCACCGAACCTCCTATCCGCAGAAGACGCCGACGCCATCGTCACCTCCACCAATCTGCGCGGTGGCGCTTCCCTGATCGTTCTCGACACCATGGCGGCCAGTCATACAGGCGACGAGAACTCTACCAAGGACATGGGTATCTTTATCGGCTTGTGCAAACACATTAGCAAGCACACCGGTGCCATGGTCCTGGTCGTCCACCACACCGGCAAGGACGACACCAAGGGCCTGCGCGGCTCGTCTGCCATCTACGCCGCCGCCGATGTCGTTATCGAGGTGTTCAAAAACCAGGAGCTGCACGCCGCCAAGATCACCAAACAGAAGGACGGTGAAGTGAACCTTGAGTTCGGGTTCACTCTCCCCGTCGTCGAAGTAGGACAAGATAACGACGGCGATCCGATAACCACCTGCGTTGTGCAGCCCTCCGAAGACGTCCCCACAAAACAGGGTAAAGAAGCAAAAATTTACAACTTAAACGACCAACGCTTCGATTTTCATCGTGCAGTTATTGACATATTCGCGGAAGCGCTAGGCGATGCGCCGGATGCGAAGATGCAAGAGGTGGAAGTCATCGAAGCGGTCCAAAATCGGTTTCCAGATAAGCGTTCTAACAACATTCGACGGGTTTTGCTCACGTTGGTTAAACAGGGAATTTTTTGCGAGAATGGCTCTTGGCTTAGTTTTGCGGGCGATGGAAAGTAAATTTGCTCATGTTGCTCATGTTGCTCGCTCAAGTGCTCAGGTTGATGCTGCTCACTTGCTCAGGTTGCTCAGGTGTCTTTAGACCTGAGCAACGTGAGCAACCTGATCTGAGCAATAGTTGTTTTAAAGTAATAGAAAGCGGAACATGCGAAAAGATACGACTTTGTGTTTCAGGTGCGGGGAACCGTTTCAGATCGGTTTGATTGAGATGGCCAGGCGCAAGCACCAGATTTGCCCGGCTTGCGATTCACAAGACAGCGCCACAGCCGTAAAGGAGCCACAGGCCGTTATTCCGGGGCCAGGTTCAACGATCAAGGGTAAGGGAGTATCGGAATAAGGGTGAAGCCCGAAAATGGCTCAAAACGCGTTTAAAACGGTTTCGGGTTTATTGAAGCGCTAAGGCAGCGATAGCGATGCCAGGGTTTGCCAACAGGAGACCGTCGCGGTCATCAAAGCCCAGGAGTTCGGCAAGTTTGTCGCCCATCATTTCGAAAGTCGGGTACACGTCGCTGACCATGTACCCGACAGGGACTTCGGAGGAAGGCACAAAGAGACCGTAGACGAGGAACTGTTTCATTGGAGCACGATAGCTGAATAAGGCACCGAACGTACGTAGAACATGCGTTCGAACAGGTGGTAGACGTCGACGTACGAGAGATACTCCAGGTACCCGCAAGTGTGATCCAGGGCTTTGACGCCGGGCTCTAGGCCCATGAGAACGATGATGTGTTTCATGGTTAAACTCCAAAGAAACGACGAATGCGGTGAATCAAAGCACAACGTGGTGCGTGTTCTCCGTGCCTGGCGTAGTCAAGGGCTTCTTGTAGCTGTTGCGGGGTTTCGGTTTCGGGAGGGTAATACTGGTCTTTCACCGCGCTCCGTGCAGCGGCCCAGGCGGCAGCTCGCGCTTCGTCAAGGGCTACGTAAGCGTTTTCATAAGCGGCGCTATATGCAGCTTCTCGTGCGTTTTCATTTGCAGGATGTTCCATGATGTTTTCTCCTAGTTGTTGGGTTTCGACAAGTTGAGTATAGCATTTGCTAAAATAAAGGCAAGCGAAATATTCGGCGCGTATGGCGGTGCGTGTGCTACGCGCGCGTGTCATGAGCAAGTGACGAGGCTAATATGCAAAACCTTGCCTAAGAGAGGCAATAAGACGTTTTACATATCGGGGAAGAGGCGCTGATCCGTGACCCCAAAACACGCAGCGCCTAGCATTGTCAGTTTTATAAGTTAGTAAGCACTAACACCAAACCAATGCTGCACTGCACAACTACCAAAAAGCCCTGATTCGTTATTCCCAACACGATATAATGTGCTCTAAGTCATTGATTATAAAGTGTGTTGCAGTGCAATATTCGCATAACTGTTATTATGTAAAATGACGAAAACGCGCATTTTTGTCTGTAAATGAGAATTATTATTATTATAAACTCTGGGGGCCTCCCTCCCCCGGACGCCGGGGGTTGTGATTTTTGTAGACCTTGTCACCGATCCGCGTACCAAAAAACGTTGATCTGCTATACTCGCGAAAAATAACCAACTCCCCGAGCGCGTCATGGCCAACGGATACATAAAAAACACGTCAGCGGACCCTATCCAGATGTGGTACCCCTTCGCAGTGACCGCGGGGCGTATAGCGGGACACAGCCGAATTGTGGGCAACGGGCACATTCCAACAGCTACCGCGGGCGCGGATTGTTGGGAAGGAGGCGGTGCGTACCCTTTCCAATCGACAGCAACGGTACTCGAAATTCTGTCCGCATCCGCTAACGATACCGCCGCTGGAACAGGTGGCCGGACTTTTCTTCTTGAAGGCCTGGACGCGAATTTCAACCCGATCAACGAAACATTGACACTGAACGGTGTAACCCCGGTGCAAACAGTGAAAAGCTACCTGCGGGTGAACAGACTGGTTATCGCCTCCGCCGGCAGCGGTAACGTGAACGCGGGCGATGTGACGCTGAGAGTGACCGGCGCCGGAGCGACACAAGGTATAGCGAGAGCGGGAACAGGGTTTGCCAAAACATGCATTTACACTGTGCCGACAGGTTTTACGTTGTTTTTAACCGATGGGCTGTTTCAATGTGGCGCGGCAACGGGTAACGTCAACATCGTGTTTAGTTTTACAAGGATCGGGCCAACGGGTTTGATCACACTGGCCAATGAATTTGTAGCAACGCCGTCAGTAGCGATTGGCAGAGATATTGTGCTCACAAACCCTATCGTTCAACAGACGACGATCACCACGCGGATTACCTCAGTGATGGGGGCGTCGAACGTGGGTTACTCCTCTTTTGAGGGTGTTCTGATCGACAACTCGCAACTGAGCTGATGGCCGCTTTCTCCAACGCAGCGATACTCAAAGCCATTTCCCAAGACAGGGCGCTGGGCAGCGCTATGATTTTCCCCCACCGGCACCCGCAGGCGAGTCCCCCCTTCCACGTCGACATCATGGACTTGTGGCGCTCGAGCGACGAAAATGTATTGGTCGAAGCGTTCCGCGAAGGCGCCAAGTCCACATTGTCCGAGGAGTTTCTATTGCTCGAAGCTTGTTTTGGCAACTTCGGTTACTGCATCATTCTCGGGGAAACGTACACCAAGGCTTGCCAGCGTCTGGAAGCGATCAAGCACGAAGCCGTTAAAAACATGAAGCTGTACTCACTGTTCGGTAAGTTGAAAGTGCCGAACAACGTCTGGAACGAAAACCAGATCGAGCTCATGAACGGCGTCATGATCGAAGCCCACGGCTGGGAGGAAGAGCTGCGGGGGTTCAAGTGGCACGACTTGCGACCGGACCGGGCCTACCTGGACGATATCGAGAACCGCACCTCTGTCAAGGACAAACTGGCGGTCGACGCCACCATGAAGAAAATTTATCTTGAGTTGATGCCGGCCATGGACAAGGAGCGGGGCAAAATCCGCGTCACCGGTACCCCGCTGGCCGAGGACTGCATGATCTCCCGGCTACGGGTTGACGCGGCCTGGACGGCGGGCAGATATCCGATCTGCAACGGCGACATCGATGACCCGAAAACGGTAGCGACCTGGCCGGACAGGTATCCGATGGAGTGGATACGCAAGAAACGCGACGCTTACGAGCGCGCCGGGCAGCTGCGCGGCTTCCTACAGGAGTACATGTTGATGGCGATCGATACCCAGGACAAGCCCTTCGAAGACAGACACTTCAACGAGGTCATGTTCGACCCAGCACCGTGGCTACCGAAAACCTTGATTATCGACCCGGCGCGCACAACAGACGTGAAAAAATCCGACCGCACGGGGCGTGTGGTGGTCAGCCGGCTCGGGTCACGGGTGTACGTGCACGCCAGCTCCGGCGAGTACTGGAAGCCAGACAGGGTCATTGACGACTGTTTCGATACGTCCAAGAAGTTCGGCGAAGCGACGGTGGCCATCGAGAAAAACTCGCTGGACGAATGGCTGCTACAGCCGATGCGCGCTGCGATGCTAAGCCGGGGGCGGTCGCTGAACTTGCGCCCGCTGCAGGCGCCGCAGAACATGGACAAGACCCAATTCATCATGGGGCTGCAACCGTTCTTCGAAGCCGGCGACATTGTTCTGGTGGGTGGGCGTGGGGCGCATGCGCAGTTGGTGGCGGAACTTTTGAATTTCCCGAGCGGTAAGCGCGACATTGTCAACGCGCTGGCTTACGTGCTGCGGGTCTACACCGGCACACCGGTCTACGAGGACTTCGGGCCGTGGAACTTTGTCGAAGAATACGAGCCCCCGCAGGGTACGCAGCTGGCGATTGCGTTCAACGCCAGCACCAACGAGACAACGGCCGCGCTGGTGGCGGTCGAGGGGGAACGGCTGGTGGTGCTGGCCGACTGGGCGTCGCCTGTGTCGCCCATGGAAGCAGTGCCGGATATCCTGACCGTGGTGCGCGCTGTGTATCCCGGCCGCAGGCTGTCATGCTGGGTCACAGGCGACGTGGCCGATCAGAAAGACCGATTACCGCTCATGAACGCGTTGCGGGCGGCTAACTTGCCGGCGCACCGCGGCGGTTACGCGTCGGTGGCGCGGGGGGCGTTATCGCCTTTGATCCGCACCGAGGCGCGCGGCCGGCGGCTGTTACTGGTGACGCCAGACGCCAAGCACACAGGCAATGCCTTAGCTGGCGGGTACAATTTCCCCTTAGGGCGCGATTTGCGGGTGTCGGGCGAACCTGAGCGCGGACCGCACAGAACGCTTATCGAGGGGCTTGAAACACTAACCGCTAGCATTTGTCAAGGAGTTAGTGATATGCTGCCGGATAACGCCCACATGGGTATCAATCCGCAGGGCGCGACCTACATGACCAGTCTACCCAGGAGAAAATGATGGCCGTTACGAAAACGATTCACCCGAAAGCCCCGTCGCAAAAGCCGACGGACTTTTTCAAAGGCAAGCAACAAGGGGGCGCCCACGGCAAGCCGCAATCGGTCCCGGAGAAGTTGTCCGGCGGTCCGATGCGTGAAAAAATGGCGAAGAAAGGACTGTGATCATGGGCATCATGGAAAACGTTGCGGCCGACCACGTCGCCGTGGCTGCAGCACAAGCTGCGCTCGACACCGCCACTGCACAACTTGCCAAGGACCAGGCCGCCCTGGACGCGGCGCAGCCCCACGTCTCATTATGGGAAGAAGTTGTCGCTGAAGCTGACAAGCTAGGCGCCGACGTTGCCGCACCGTTCGCGGCACTCGCTGCGCGCGCCAAGGCGTTATTGGGGCTGTGATCATGGCGATAAAAAACGACAAGATGCGCGGCCACGCCGGCAAGAATTGGTCGAAGTCCGTGGACATGCGCTCAGGCGGTGTCTACGATAAAACGTCCAAGAAGCCGGAGCCGGACGATAAGCCGGCAAGAACCCCCAAGGAGCGCAACACCGGGACCACGGTTGCCAAGCGCCTGGCGGGTAAGGTTATCGGCTGATGGCGCGCGCCAAGAAAAAGAAAGACGACGATATCAAAGTCGGCAAGGTTGACTCCCGGGGGATCGACTCGGAAAAACTCGGCGAAGAGATAGAGAACTGGGCGGATAAACCCGATTCGGAAGCCTATCTCGACGCCGAGAAGCTTTACCCGAAAATCGCTAAATGTTACGAAAACAAGCAAGAGCAGATGGACCGTATCGAGGAGTACTGGAACATCTACCAAGCAACACCTGACGAGAATCAGCAGTACTCTGGCAATTCCCTATGTTACATCCCTGCGGTGCGCGACTGCATCAACGCCCGTATTAAGCGCACATTAGCGCAACTTTTCCCCGCCAACTACAAGCATGTTGACGCCGTCGGCCCGACCGGCGAAACACCGTTCGCGCAGATGTCATTGATGGAGCACTACATCCGCAAATGCGGCTTGAAGGATATCGTACGCGCGGACTTGCTGGCCGGCGACGTGACGGGACAATGGAACTTGTACGTTGACTGGACGAAATCCACCCGACGCGTAACCGAGGTCATAAAAAAATCGCCGACGCTGGCGAACGCCGACGGCTCAATCACGGCCGAAGATACGACCGCTGAAGACGAGTACGAAACCGAGCACCAGGAAGTTACCGACGAAGGCCCGGACATTGTGCCCTTCGCAACGGAAGACATGGCGGTGTACCCCCCGACGTGCAACAACGTCGAGGAAGCCACCGCCAGCTGTATTCGCCTGCGCATGTCCAAGGAGAAGTTGGAGCAGTTGGTTGACGAGGGCGTGTTCATTGGCGTCACTGCCAAGGAACTGATCGACAAGGTTGCCAAACCGTCCGGCGGGCGCGAAAAGTACGTGCCTCCCAAGAAGCGCACCGGCGACGCCGGCATACGCACCGAAGGCACCTACAAGTACGCCCTGATCTATGAGGTGCACACGAACCTGGACCTCGGTAAGGGCTACAAGGAACCAGCGTACATCTACTACGCGGGGCAAAACGAAATTCTTGGCATCATTCGCAACCCGTTCTGGGGCGGCTGGCGCCCGATCCTCTCAGCACCGAATGAGCGCATCCAAGGTTCTTTTTTCGGTGTATCGAAGATCGAACCCGTCAAGTACCTGCAGTGGAACTTGAACGACTACTTCAACATGGGCCAGGACTCGGCGCAATACGCGTTGCTACCTATCGTCATGACCGATCCATTGGCGCAACCAAACTACCAAAGTATGGTGATGGGCCTGGCGGCCGTGTGGCTGGCGAATCCGCAGACGACGCAGTTCGCCACATTCCCCCCGCTGTGGAAAGACTCTATCCAGCTGTGCGGCGCGATCAAGCAGCAGATCCAAGAATCGATGGACGTCAACGAAGCCATGCTGGGCAAAGTCCCACAAGGCCGCAAGAACCAGGCGCAGCAGGCTGCCGCCTCGCAAA